AGCTGCATCCGGGGAGGATTTAGGAACAACCAGTGATATTGTAACAGATGCGCTCACAGCGTTTGGTTTGAAAGCCAGCGATGCGGCGCATTTTTCAGATGTATTGGCACAGTCGGCGGCGAGTGCAAATACCAATGTTTCCATGATGGGAGAATCTTTCAAATATGTTGCACCAATCGCAGGAGCGATGAAGTACAGCGTTGAGGACACATCTCTTGCCCTGGGACTGATGGCAAATGCAAGCGTAAAGGGTTCTATGGCTGGTACATCCTTAAAAACAGCGTTGGCGAATATGGCGGCACCAACAGATAAGATGGCAACCGCCATGAAGAAATACGGAATCAGCCTTACGGATAGCAACGGAAATATGAAAACGCTGAAAGGCGTTCTTGATAATT